GGGGAGGACTGGTACGGCGAGGGCGTTACGCTGAAACGGATCGATGCCGCGCTGCGGGCGATAGGCGAGCGTGATGTCACCGTCTACATCAACTCACCGGGTGGCGATATGTTCGAAGGCATCGCCATTTACCACCGCCTCCAGGAGCACAGCCACCAGGTCACCACCAAGGTGCTCGGCATGGCGGCCAGCGCTGCTTCAATCGTCTTCCTCGCCGGTAAAAAGCGTGAGGTGGCCAGCAGCGCGTTTCTCATGATCCACAACTGCTGGACCTGGCTTGCCGGCAATCGCCACTACCTTCGCGATATTGCCGCTGATATGGAGGAGTTCGACGCCGCGATGGCCGACCTCTACGCAGAGACCAGCGGGCAGCCGGCCGAGGACATGGCCGAACTGATGGACGACGAAACCTACATCCGCGGCAAGCGTGCCGTGGAACTTGGCCTGGCCACAGGGCTACTGGCGCCCAACGAGGTCACCGAGCGCGAAACCGAAGAGACCGCTCAGAACAATGCGCTCAAAGCTATGGATATCGCCCTGGCCAAGGCCGGCATGCCCCGCTCCGAGCGCCGGGAACTGTTCGCCAGTTTCAAGTCCGGTATGCCTCGCGCTGCCGGCGGGGGCACGCACAACGCTGCCCTGACCGACAAGCCCAGCGCTGTCGCGCCAGACCTCTCCGCCTCGCTGAACGCGGCAACCGACCTCCTCAATTCTCTGAAAGGAAAGTGACCATGGACTTTGAAGCCCAAGTCAAGGAACTCAACGCCAGCCTCAAGGGCATTGGCGACCAGATCAAAGCCCAAGCTGAGGCTACCGACAAACAGATCAAGGCGTCAGGCGAGATGACTGCCGAAACCCGTGCCAAGGTCGACGAACTGCTGACCAAGCAGGGTGAGCTCAATGCCCGTCTGGGCGAAGCTGAGCAGAAGCTGGTGAACGCCAGCCGTGACCGCGGCAATCAGGAGGAGCCGCAGAAGTCGGTTGGCGCCTTGGTGATCGGCAGCGAAGAAATGCAGGACATGAACTCGTCCTTCCGCGGGTCTCGCCGCGTGTCCGTACCGCGCGCGGCCATTACCACCGCAACCGGCGGGGACCTGGTGCCTGCTGAGCGTTTGGCTGGCGTCGTTGCCCCGCCTCAGCGTCGGCTGACCATTCGCGACCTGGTGGCGCCGGGCCAGACCGAGTCGAACTCCATCGAGTACATTCGCGAGACCGGATTCACCAACAACGCGCGGACCGTGGCGGAGAACACCGCCAAGCCGTACTCCGACCTCACCTTCGCGCTGACCACCGCGAACGTCCGCACCATTGCCCACCTGTTCAAGGCGAGTCGGCAGATGCTCGACGATGCCAAGGCACTCCAGAGCTACATCGACGGTCGCGCTCGCTACGGCCTGAACATGGCGGAAGAGGCTCAGCTGCTCTACGGCAACGGTACCGGTGCCAACCTGCAGGGTCTTGTGACTGTTGCTCAGCTGTATGCCCCGCAGGCCGGGCTGACGGTAGTGGGCGAGCAACGGATCGACCGTCTGCGCCTCGCGCTGCTGCAAGCAGAGCTGGCCGACTTCCCCTCGGACGGCATCGTGCTGAACCCCATCGACTGGGCAGCGATCGAGCTCACCAAGGATGGTGAGGGCCGGTACATCATCGGCCAGCCGCAGGAAGGCACCAACGCGAAGCTCTGGAATCGCCCGGTGGTTTCGACTCAAGCCATGACCCAGAACGACTTCCTGGTCGGCGCGTTCAAGCTCGGCGCACAGATCTTCGACCGCATGGAGATCGAAGTGCTGATCTCGACCGAGAACGACAAGGACTTCGAGAACAACATGGCAACGATCCGTGCCGAGGAGCGCCTGGCATTCGCGATCTACCGCGACGAGGCGTTCGTCACTGGCCCGCTGGTCACTCCTTAACTCTTCCGCAACGCGGCGCCAGAGATGGAGCCCCAATGGAGTAATCAAATGGCACGTAAACAGGAAACACCAGCATCTACGGCTGATGCGAAGGATCCGATCACCACCATTGACTTAAGCAGCGGCTCTTCTGAAACTGCCGGTTCGCCTCCTTCGGCTGGCACTGCGCTTGTCCCAGATAGCAGCGACTCAACCGACTCGGGTGTCCCGGCAGTTGCTCCAGGCCAAGCGGAAGGCTCGGGGCTGGTGCCGCCAGAAGGACAAGCAGTCGCTGGCACTGGGCCGGATGTCGTCACGGGCGATCAGGGTACCAGTCCCGGCATCGCCACAACTGACGCTGCGGGATCCGAAGACGCCGGTCAGGCTGCATCAACCTTGGCCAGAGGCAGCGCCGGCACTGATCAGGTGGCACCAGAAGAGCAGGCGGAGCCCAACCCTGCGACTCTTCAGATCTATCCGCTGCGGTCATACATGGATGAAGGCGAGCTTCGCCGTCGCGGCGGCCCGGCGTATACGGTGCCGCGCCGGCACGCTGAAGAACTGGTGCAGCGGAATCTGGCATCCCTCGAACCGCTGAAGGAGTGAGGGTATGTCGGTCATCAGCTTGACCATCGCCCGTCATCACCTTCGTGATCCAGACGATGATGACGAGTATCTTGAGCTCCTGATCGAGGCTGCAGAAGGGCAGGCGATGGACTATCTGGGCCGCCGCTTTTACGCCGACCAAGAAGCGCTGGATGTTGCGGTAGCTGTGGGTGATGCCGGCGAGCGCCCTATGGTCAGCAACAAGCAGATCAGCGCTGCCTGCTTGCTGATCCTCGGCCATCTTTATGCGAACCGCGAGGACGTTGTGATTGGCACCATTGCCACCGAGCTACCGAAAGGCTCGGTGGCTCTGCTGACCCCGCATCGGATTGGGTGGGGTATATGAGGGCCGGTCCGTTGCGTCATCGGCTGCAGGTGGCTCATAGGCATGAAGAGAGGAACAAATCAGGTGGCGCCACAGTGACCTGGCTGCCTGCTGCTCGCCCTGAAATGTGGGGAGAGGTTCGAACTCCAAGCGGTCGGGTCACAGCTGTTGCTGAAAAACTGAATGCTGTTTTGACAGCGGAAATCATCGGCAGGCCGCGCTCAGACATCGTTGCAGGATCTCGGCTCACGCGACGCGGAGTTACTTATCAGGTCGAGGCCGTTCTGCCAGACAACGACAACACCCTGATGAGGCTCTTGTGCTCATCAGTCCCCAACCCATGAGGTGAACTATGAAGATTCGAGCACTGGGCCCGCTGACGGGCGCATCTGGTGAGCGTGAAAAGGGCGAGGAGTTCGAGGTAACCAAGGAGCACGGCGAAGGCCTCATTGCCCGGGGTTACGCCGAAGCCGTTACCGAGCTGGCTGCCAAGCCCGCGAAGGCCGACCCTGGCAAGGAGTAGGCTATGCCGCGTCGGTCGAGCATCCGTGGCGATATCCGGCTGCGCCGGACGCTACGCAATATCCACAAGACGATGGACAACGAGCTGCAGCCGGCGATGCTCAAGGCTGCCAACCGCATCTTGGATACGCAGCGTCAGCTGATTCCGAAGGACACCGGTGCTGCCGCCGCTGCGCTCAAGGTCTACGTTTCGCCGAGTGGCCTGGACGCGCAGATCGGCATACGCGGCAAGCGCGATAACCGGCGGTTCTTCTACCTGCGCTTCATCGAGTACGGGACCAAGGGTTACACCGGCGGCACAGGGGCGGGCAGTCGCAACCGGCGCGACACCAACAAGAGCGACGGGGAAAACTTTTTCGGCAAACACCCGGACATCCCGGCCAGGCCGGCGCATCCGTGGTTACGTCCATCCATGCAGGTAAACCGGGAATACGTCCTGGCTGATATCGAAGCCGCCGTGCGCCGCACCCTGCGCAAGGCGAGCCAGGGAGTAGGAAATGGCTGACCCATCGCTGGCCCTGCAGGAGGCCATCTTCGCCAGGCTTCAGGCTGAGGTCAGTTGCCCGGTCTACGACGGGGCGCCGATCAACGCGGATATGCCGTACGTGTCCATCGACCGTGAGATATCGGTCAATAGCACTCCGATCTCGGGCCGCAAGCGCGAAACGCGCCTGCTGTACTTGTCCGTCTGGTCCGATGCCGTCGGACAGGCTGAGGTCAAGCGCATCAACGGCGAGGTTATCGC